ATAATTGTTTATATCCGTGTGACAGCAGTTATGGGCGGTTTGTTGTTATCGGGGGGCGGTTGCGTTGCCGTTATAAAAAAAGCAAACTACCCTAACCTACAGAGGTGACAAAGCGAGAGAGATATACAAATATAAAAAAATTTTTGGTGGCCATAAAACCGCCCTATAGATTTTTAAATATATAAAAAAATTTGCGGTGAAAAATTGTGGAGCAAACTACTTATCACATCTATGCAAAGGAGAGAGTATTATATTGCAATCTAGATGAAGAAGAGTTTGAAGAGAAGTGGGAACTACTTCAAGTCATGATTGATTTACTAGAGACAAACTATACAGAGAGAGACTTATCATATATCAAACTTGCTCCAAAGTGCGGCGTTGGTGGGCCAGGAAAAATTATACAGAAAACCCCCATGTGGGAAGAGGACTCATATTAAACATTGACATATACATAATACCAGTGTAGAATGAATTGTAGCTACAAAGTATTATGGCCAAAGGATTTACTGTTAAGGCGAATGCTCCCAAACCCTCTAAAAAAGTAGAGTGGGACATACCTGCCATCAAAGAAAGATTTAAAGGAAAGAAGATAGTATTTTGTTTACCAGGTAGAGGAGTATCATACACATACTTGAAGAACTTTGTACAGTTGTGTTTTGATATTGTACAGAATGGAATGAGTATTCAGATATCTCAGGATTACTCATCAATGGTAAACTTCGCAAGATGTAAGGTATTAGGAGCAAATGTATTAAGAGGGCCTAAGCAAATACCTTGGGATGGTAAATTAGAATATGATTATCAGATATGGATTGATTCGGATATTGTCTTTAATACACAGCAGTTCTGGCAGTTATTAGATCTTGCAGATAACGGAGAAGGTGAAGAGAAAGAAATCGTTGCAGGATGGTATGCTACCGAAGATGGGCAAACTACCTCTGTTGCACACTGGTTAGAAGAAGATGATTTCCGTAAGAATGGTGGAGTTATGAACCACGAGACTGTGGAATCGATCAGCAAGCGTAAGAAACCATTCACTGTAGATTACACAGGCTTTGGTTGGGTTGCAATTAAGAAAGGAGTCTTTGAGAATCTACCATATCCTTGGTTTGCTCCAAAGATGCAAGTCTTTGAGTCAGGTGCAGTTCAGGATATGTGTGGAGAGGATGTAAGTTTCTGTTTAGATGCTCTTGAGAAAGGTTATGAAATCTGGTGCGATCCTCGGATAAGAGTTGGCCACGAAAAAACTCGTATCATCTAATATGAATACAGAAGAACAGTTATCAATGGGTCGATCCGTAAAATGGGTTGATCTCCATATGCCTTCTAAAACAACAGAAGAACTATGGTTTCTTTGCTCGAATATTCTTACAGAACTATCAGAGCGTGACTCGGTTCAGTATCGTATTAGAGCAACTGAATCATCTGTAGCGGCGAAACTCGATTTAATTGATGAAGACACACACGACTCGGAGGGTTGTTAAATGGCAAAAACAATAAACGGTGAGATTCAAGTTGAATCAAAGCCAAAGAAAACTCGTCAAGGAAGAGGAAAGCATACCAAATATGCAGCGTCCTCTCGTAATCATGCTAAAAAGAGAACTAGAGGTCAAGGTTAACTATGCCAGCACTAATTTGTAACTTACCTGCATATGAAGTGTGGGTAAGAAAAGAATATCTTTTAGATCATAAAGGTGGACATGGTGAATTTGTAAAAGGCGTTTGGGTTGCTGCTAAAAGCATACCTGGACGTGCTTTTTACTTTGAGACATATCTACCTGATTATGCGGCAATGTTTGATAAGTTACCGATATCAGCATTTCTAAGTGAGCCAGAGATTCCTGATCCTGATATGGAGTTACATAACCTTCAATTCTGGAACTGTATGGACTATGGTGTAACAGCAGTACAGAAGCAGTTTGTAGGTTCAATGCACTTTGAACTCTATACAAGAGACTATGGCAATCAAACAGGTACATATATTTGTACATTAGATAACTATCATCAAGATGTTGATGCGGTTGACTATTCTACAAGTGAAAATCCTGCTGAACATAAGTCACATAATCTAATTGAACTTGATAATGGTCAATTTGCACTCTATCCAAACAATAGAATGCGTATCTATGATAATAGTTTAACACCTGAACCACCTAAGATGCCTGATTTTAAGGTTTCAACGGTTTACTATCAAGTAGAGAACGGTCATGATCGTGATGGCTTAGGAAGTGATGAGAATTATTTCTGGAAAACAGCAAAAGAAAAGCAAGAAAAAGAAGAAGTAGCAGAATATACTAAAGAACAATCAGATGAAGACAGAAAATACATGACTGAATGGGAAATAAGAGAGGAAAGTTAGTACCAAAATAACAATGATAAATAAAATATAATATAATAATCGTATATTAATGCCATTAGAGAGGGTAAGCCAAGGTTTTAAGGACATAAGTATGTCATTTCAGACTAATCCCCTGAATTCAGACCTTATTGCCCTCAAAAATGAGACTGCAATTAGCAGATCTTTGCGAAATATTGTATTAACACTACCTGGTGAGAAGTTTTTTGACGAAAACTTTGGTTCAAGAGTTTCAAATTCACTATTTGAAAACGTTGATGCTTTATCTGCAAGAACAATTGAAGATGAAATAAGATTATCGATTAACAATTATGAGCCAAGAGTGAAATTACTTAATGTAAGATCTATTGCTAACCCAGATAGTAATGCTTTTGATGTAACAATTGAATATCAGGTAATAGGAGCAGATGTTTTGCCCCAATCATTACAATTTGTTTTGCAACCAACTAGGTAAAAATGCCATTAGTTAATTTTTCAAACCTTGATTTTGATCAAGTCAAGACAACACTCAAGAATTATTTAAAGTCAAACTCCAATTTTACGGATTATGACTTTGAAGGATCAAACTTATCAACAGTTTTAGACGTTCTAGCCTATAATACATACCTCACTTCATACAATGCCAACATGGTAGCGAATGAAGTGTTCATTGATAGTGCAACATTAAGAGAAAACGTTGTTTCACTTGCAAGAAATATAGGATATTTACCCCGATCCCGTAAATCGGCAACATCTTTTATCAATTTTTTCGTAGATACAGCAGAAATATCACCTAGACCATCTACAATCACTCTAAAAAAAGGCCCAGTTTGTTCAAGTTCGGGTAATTTTGGTGGATCTTCGTTTGTTTTCTCAATTGTAGAAGATATTACAGTTCCTGTAGTCAATGGTATAGCAGAATTTAACGAAATTCAAGTAAATGAAGGGTCTTTATTGACAAGTAATTTTACTTTTAGCAGTCGAAATCCAAATCAGCAGTTTATTTTACCAAATATTGGAATTGATACTGACTTAATCGCAATATCTGTTAAAAATGACAACTCAGAATTCTCTCCTTCAGTAAAATATAACCGACAAGACAGTCTTTTTGATATAGATAAGAATTCTGCAGTATTTTATCTCCAAGAATCTGAAGATGAGCAGTATGAAATCTTTTTTGGTGACAATATTTTTGGAAAAGCACTTGAAGATGGTAATTTTATCACTGCAAATTATATTGTATCAAATGGAGACGCTGCAAACGGAGTAAATTCTTTCCAATTTGCTGGTAGAATCGTTTATACGCAAGGAACTACTGAATATACTGTTACATCAGGTATTTCTTTGTTAACAACTGCTACAGGGGCATCTGGAGGGGACTCAATAGAGTCTGTGGAGTCGGTTAAAAGGTATGCTCCACGCATTTATGCTTCTCAAAATAGAGCTTTAACTGCAAATGATTATGAAACACTAATTCCTTCAAAAATTTATCCTGAAACAGAGTCAATTTCTGTTTTTGGAGGCGAAGAATTGGTTCCTCCACAGTACGGAAAGGTGTTTATTAGTATAAAACCAAGATTTGGTGATTTTTTACCAAACTTGATCAAACAAAACATCAAAAATAAACTTAAAAAGTATGCTGTAGCAGGAATTGTTCCAGAAATACTTGATTTGAAGTATCTTTTTGTCGAAGCACACTCAAGTGTTTATTATAACAGCAATTTAGCACCTTCTGCAGCTGCAGTTGGGACTATTATATCTAACAATACTACAAAATATTCAAATTCAAGTGAATTAAACAAATATGGTGCTAGATTTAAGTATAGTAAGTTCTTGAATATTATTGATAACAGTAGTGATGCTGTTACATCTAACATTACAACAATAGATATTCGACGTGATCTAAGAATTGTCCCAAATTCAATAGCTGAGTATGCAATTGGGTTTGGTAATGCATTTCATATTTCTAGAACCTCTGGATACAATATAAAATCAAGTGCTTTTAAAATTAATGGTGTAGATCAAACTCTTTATCTAAGTGATCTTCCAGATAATAATTTAGAAACTGGTTCTTTATTCTTCTTTAGTCTACCATCTGAATTATCACAAACTCCAACAGTTATAAAGAGAAATGTAGGTAGAATTGATTATAAGACAGGAACAGTCATTATAAATCCAGTTAGCATTATTGATGGTAAGACTAAAGATGGTCAGTTGATTATTGAAATCTCTGCTACTCCTAGTTCTAATGATGTTATAGGACTTCAAGATCTATATTTGCAATTGGATATATCAAATAGCACATTTGATATGGTTATAGATGAAATTTCTTCAGGATTAGATCCTTCAGCATCAAATTACATAGTTTCTTCAAGTTACAATAGAGGAAATCTAGTTCGTTCAGGAGGCCCCTCTAGTGGTAGTATAGATACTAGCACGGGAACTACTACAACCACAATTACTAGTGGAACAACACCTACTTCATCTACATCAACCACATCAACGACTACAGCAACACCAGCTCCAAGTGCTCCATCATCAGGTGGTAGTAGTGGAGGTGGCGGTGGTGGATACGGCGGTTACTAATTAATAAAATAACAAATGTCAGAGAAAAGAGTACAAATTACTAATATTGTAGAAGGTCAATTTCCTTCTTATGTTAGATCTGATTATCCGTTAGTAACTGAATTCGTAAAACAGTATTATGAATCTCAGGAGAATCAAGGAGCTCCCATTGACCTGCTAACAAATATTGATAAGTACGTCAAATTAAACGAAACTACTAATACAAATTACTCTGTTGTTCTTGGATCTGATGTTGAATCATATGGTGATGTAATTTCAATTGATATGCGTCAGTCTCCTACTGGCACTAATGGATTTCCTGAAAAATATGGTCTTATAAAAATTAACGATGAAATTATAACTTATACTAGTAAAACAGATACAACCTTTAATGGTTGTGTAAGAGGTTTTTGTGGTATTTCATCATATAAAAATGAAACTAATCCAGATACACTAGTTTTCAATGATACTCAAGCTGCATCTCACTTAGGTAGTGTATATGCATCTGATAATTCTTTAACATCTATTGGATCTACTGTTCAAAACTTAAGTTCTTTATTTTTAAATGAGTTTTTAAAGAAAACAAAGAAACAAGTATTACCAGGATTAGAAGATAGACAATTAACTAGCGGATTAAACCAAAATACATTTATAAAACAATCAAAAGACTTTTATTCATCAAAAGGAACTGATCAGTCATTTGAAATTTTGTTTAAAGGTTTGTATGACACAGATGTACAAATAGTTAAACCTCAAGAATTCTTATTAACACCTTCAAATTCACAATATCTAGTTACAAAAGATCTAGTTGTTGAAGCTATAGAGGGAGATCCTAATGAGTTAGTAAATTCAACATTATTTCAACAAACTACAAGTGGAGAAAATCAAGGTTACTCTCCTATAGCTTCTGTTGAAGAAATAAATTCAGGAGTAGGAAAAACTTATTATAAATTAAGTCTAGATGCAGGATATAATAAAGATATTCGAGTTGATGGATCGATTTATGGTTCATTCACTGTTCAACCTAAAACAAAAGCAATTGGAAGCGTTGGAGTAGCAGATACTACCCTTACAGTGGACTCTACAATAGGATTCCCAGATTCAGGTAATCTATTTGTTTCCTATGGTGCAACATCAGGCATAGCTTCATACACATCTAAATCAGATAATCAATTCTATGGAGTTACAGGTATAGTAGGTATTGTAACAGATACTTTTGATATTGGAATATCAACTTATGCCTTTGGTGCTTCTTCATCAAACTCTACCGATAATATAAAAGTAAGAATTAATTCAGTATTATCTGATTTTGAATATGATAACACTTCTTTTGATTATACTGTAGGTGATATTGCCAAAATAAAAACATTAGGTGTTTCTGATAAAACTGATACTGCTAAAAATTGGTTTTACAACATTTCTCCAATTTATAATGTAACTAAATTAACTTTAATAGACTCTGCACAACCAAGAACCTATCAAGTTGATTTTGATGTGGATCATTATTTTAATATTGGTGATAGTGCATCGCTAATTGAGAAGGATGGAAATAATTTAGTATCAAGTGTCACTAAAATTAAAGATGCTAGATCAATAGTTATTCGTAGAGAAGGAATTATTGATACGGATGGTACATTTACCTTAAAGAAAAATATATTAAAGGTAGATGCTACTAATTTTACTAGTGCAAACAAATTTACATCAAATATTCAAAATTTATATAAAAAAGGAAATGATTTAATTGTTTCATCACCTTCAATACCTTCTTATGAATCTCAGTCATTAGAAGTTACTGATAAATCAGTGACATTTTCAGGAACCTTTAATGGAGATACTTTTGAAATTACTCCTGATGGAGATCATGGATTCTATACAGGTGACGCAGTTTATTACACTCCAGAAAAAGTAGTAACTACATCATATAATGTTATTACTGGTCAAAATGATGAACAAACAACTGTAAATTTATTTTTACCAAAAGAGGGTCTGTTTTTTGTAAAAAGAATAGATTCAAATAATGTAAAATTTGCAAATAGTAGATCTGACATTCATAATAATATTTTTGTTAATTTTCTTAGCCCAATAACTGTTAATAACCAAAGAATAGAACCCTATACATTTAAAAATAAAACACTAGAATCACAAAAACTCTATAGACAATTATCTCAACCATCAAACGATGGTATAAAAGCAAAAACTGAATCTGGATTTACTGGAATACTAATAAATGGTGTAGAAATTTTAAATTATAAATCAAATGATTTTTGTTACTATGGATCTTTAGAGGATGTTAAAGTTGTCACCTCTGGAAACGAATATGATGTTATCAATCCACCAAATCTATTAATCAACGATGCAGTTGGAACTGGTGCTACAGGAAAAGTATCTGTATCGGGTTCACTAAGAGAAATTAGATTAATTGATTCTGGATTTGATTATGTAGAAACACCAATCGTAACTATCACTGGTGGAAATGGAAATGGTGCTTTGGCTTCTGTAAGTTTAAAGTCAATTAATCATTCTGTTGAATTTAATTCAGAAAATCCAACAGATGTAGGAATTGGAACAACAATATCCACAATTCATTTTCCAGTTGCACATAAATTTAGAAATATTGAAAAAGTAACTTATAATCCAAACGCACAAAAAGCAATATCAGGATTATCTACCAATTCTGTATATTTTACATCTATCGTCGATTCCCAAACAGTAAAACTTCATAATACAGAGGCAGATGCTTTAGCAGGAATTGGAACTGTAGTTTTGTTAGATTTTGGAGTAGGATCTCAAAATTTAGTTTCATTTAATTCTAAAAATGTTATTGAATCTATCAATGTAATAAACGGTGGACAAAATTATCAAAATAAAGAGAAAATAGCTTCACCAACTGGTATAAGCACATTTTTAAACACAGTAAATATTAAAAATCATGATTATGAGTCTGGAGAAATTGTAAAATATGTTTCTATCGGATCTTCTGTCGGTGGTTTAACAAGTGGAAGTGAATACTATGTAACTAAAATCGATAGTGACAATTTTAAACTATCTGAAGTTGGTATTGGCACTGATAATAAAGATTTCTTCTATAATACTAAACAATATATTGATGTAACTTCAGTTGGTGTAGGAACTCACAAATTTAACTATCAGGATATATCTGTTACGGTATCTGGAAAATTAGGTATATCATCAGAAATTCATAAAGTTCAAACACAACCAATCTTCCGAGGTGGTATTACTTCAGTACAATTAACTTCTAATGGTATTGGATATGGGTCTTCAGAAGTTCTTAATTTTAACAGACAACCATTAATATCACTTTCAAAGGGAAGTGGAGCACAATTAAAAGCGATTGTTAGTCAGGGCAAAATAGTTGAAATTATAGTTTTAGCTCAAGGTAGTGGTTATCTTTCTTCTCCAAATATTAGTATAGGTGGAGTTGGTGTAGGTGCTATATTAACACCCATTTTAGATAACGGTAGAATTTCATCTATCAAAATTATTGAACCTGGATCAGGGTATGTGGAGGCAAGCACTACAATATCAGTTACTCCTGCAGGATCTGGTGTTATTTTTGATTCAAAAATACAAAATTGGAGAGTTAATTTATTCCATAAAAACGGTGGATCTGAAGGTATTTCAAATATTCCACTAGATGATGGATATATTACAACAGGAACAAAAACAAAATATGGTTTGCAATATGCCCACATTTATGCTCCTAGAAAATTAAGAGAGAGTGTATTTGCAATTGATCAGGTTGGGAGAAAATTGTATGGTGAAACTGATTTAAGGAAAGAAAATAATCAAGAAATTAAATCATCTAGTCATTCTCCTATAATTGGATGGGCTTATGATGGCAATCCAATTTATGGTCCATATGGTTACAGTTCAGCACAGGGTGGTGTAGTTGATCAAATGAAGTCAGGATATTCAATATCCTTGAAAGAAAATAGACCATCAACAGATGTATTTCCAAATGGATTCTTTATTGAAGATTATGTTTACACAAAATTAAATGATGAAACAGTATTAGATGAAAATAATGGTAGATTTTGTGTAACACCAGAGTATCCTAATGGAACTTATGCATACTTTACGACCATTGATCCTAATACGGTTGATTCTGCAGGAACTTTTGCGGGATTTAGAAGACCAATATTCCCCTATTTAATTGGAGATAGATTTAATTCTATTATCAATACATTTAATACTGATATTAACTCAAATCAAGATGCATATGATTTGGTAGAAAATGGATACTACAGGAATACTGCTCCTTATAACTTAATAGAGAAAAATTTAAATTATGAATATGTAACTATACCTAACGATCTAAATCAATCAGTTGAGATAAAAGCAACTTCACCTGGTGTTATACAAACTGTTGGTATAGAAACTGGTGGTAACTTATATCAAACTTTAGATACAATTATCTTAGATAATTCTCAAACTGACGGATATGGTGGAAATATTGCTATTTCAAAAGTTGGTGGTAAGGATATTAGTAATATTAGTGTAGCAACAACTAATATTGAAAATATAGAAATTTACAATTCAAATGTAAAAGGTCAATTTACAGTTGTTTCTTCAGTAGCTCATCCTTTTAAAAATAATGAAATTATTACTTTATCAGGATTGTCAACAAGTGCTCTAAAATTAGATGGATTTTATAGTGCTGGAATAACTACTGATACATTATCTTTGGTTGGATTAGGAACAACATCTGTTGGTATAGGATCAGATGGTGTAACTGGAATAGTTACTTTTGTAAATGTTGGTGGCAATTTAAAAAATATTACACCAAATGATATTTTATCAATAGGAACGGAAACTGTTAAAGTATTAAATGTAGATAGAGATCAATCTAGAATTAGAATTTTACGTTCTCTTAATAATGTTAGCACAGCACACACAGAATCTGCGATATTTAAAGAGGTTCCAAGAGAACTAATCATAAAATCTAATGAAAATCTAAACAAAATCTTAAAAAGAAATAAAGAATTATATTTCAATCCATCTGACTCAGTGGCTCTTGGTTCAACATCTGGTGTTGGTATTGGAACTACAATAACATTCTCAAATCCAGGCACAGGAGTTACTCAAATTTTTGTTCCTACAAAATCAATTTATATTGAAAATCATAATTTACAAACTGGAGATGTCCTAACATATTCTCCAAATAGTGGAACAGGACTTAAAGTTAATAATGGAACCACTACTTTTGATCTAGCAAATCAAGACAAATTATTTGCTGCTAGAATTAGTGATGATTTGATTGGTATATCTACTGTTCGTGTTGGATTAGGAACCACTGGATCTTTTGTCGGAATAGCTAGCACTCAAAGAGGACAATCTACTTTATTATTTGCTGGATTAGGAACTAGTACATATCATAGTTTTAAAACAAATTATGAATCTATAACTGGTAATGTATCAAGAAATTTAGTAACAGTATCAACTGCAGACACTCACGGATTAGTTTCTCAAGATGTAATTGATATAGATGTCAGTCCTTCTATTGGATCAACTTTTGTAATTAAGTATAATGATCTAAACAGAAGAATTATCGTAAATCCAAGAGATTTTGCTGATGCTGATATTGATATAAATGCTAATTCTATTGAAATATTGAATCATGGGTATATAACAGGTCAAAAAGTTATTCATACTGCAGCCACACCAGCAGGGGGATTGATTGAAGGGGGAATGTATTATGTTGTTAGAGTTGGTGATAATAGTATAAAATTAGCAACAACTGAATATAATGCTAACTTAGATAATCCTGTTGTTGTTAATATTACTAGCACAAGTGCAGGAACAATCTCTCCAATTAATCCACCTATAAAATTATATAAAGATTCTAAGGTAACTTTTGATGTATCTGATTCTTCTTTATCCTTTGTTAAACAATCTACTAGATATTCAGCATTTAGCTTAGACTTCTTTACTGATGAAAATTTTGTTGATAAATGGGATAAAAATGTTACTGTAAAAGAATTTTCCGTTAATAAGACTGGCCAAGTTGGTATTACAACTAATCCGATAGCCTCTGTCGTTTTAACTGTTGATAAAAATACTCCAGAAAAATTATTCTATAAATTGACTCCAGTATTTGAAAGCAGTCCTCCTCTTGAAAAAACACAAATTATTATTGATGATGAAGTCACATCTAATAGTGAACTAGAAATAACTGATAGTCTATACAATGGCCAATACAAAGTATCTGTTGCTACCACAAGTACTTTTACATATACTTTACCAGTAGTTCCTGAAAAACCTTCATACTCTTCTACTTCAAAATTATCATATAAAACATCATCACCAACAGCATTTGGCCCTATTTCAGAATTATTAATTAAAAATTCTGGTAGAAATTATTATTCTTTCCCAACTATTTCCTCAATAAGAAGTGTTAATGGATTTAATGCGATATTAAGTATTGGAAGTACAAATATAGGGCAAATTAAAAAAGGGAAAATACAAGATATTGGATTTGATTTCCCATCAGATAAAACATTACAACCAAGTGTTGGATTACCTCAAATAATTCAAATTGATGCGTTTTCTTCAATTAAATCAATTGGTATTACTTCAGTTGGTAGAGGTTATACATTATCTCCTATTCCTATTATTATTGATGGTAAAACAAATAAAGAGGTAAAAGAAGTTGAATTAAATTACAAACTTGGTGATACAAACGTAACTATCATAAAAAATACTTTTGGAATGAATAATGTTCCTCCAATTGTAATCCCAACTCGTAATAGTAATGGTGTTGCTATAAGCACTGTTGGATTTAATACTATCACTAAGGATGTAACTATTGGTTTAGGAACTGTATACAGTGATGCCGTAGATTTCCCATTTGTTGTTGGTGATAAGGTATTAATTGAAAATATTAGTGTTGGTATTGGATCCACTGGTATTGGTTATAATTCCTCAGATTATGACTACAAATTATTCAGCATAAAAACAGTAACACCTAATATTGGTGCATTTGGTAGTGTTTCATATAATATGAATGATGAGTTATCTAACATAGTAACTCCTGGTGCTTTTGATAAAGTAAACTCTGCTGGACAAATAATTGCAGAAAAAACATTCCCAAGGTATAAAGTAGAATTTGAAAGCAAAAACTTCTTTGCAGGAGAAACTGTTATTTCAGATTCTTCCGTTGGTGTTGTTGAAAGTTGGGATCAAAGAAACGGTATTTTAAGAGTTTCTTCTAGTGATGATTTTGCAGTTGGTATATCAATTCAGGGACAATCATCAAAAACATCTGGAACTCCAACAAGTGTAACTACTTACGATTCATTCTTAGGATATGATGCACTTTCTAAAGTTGAAAAAGGATCTCAAACAACTTCAGGATTCTTAAATGATAATCAACAAAGAATTCAGGATAGTTTTTACTATCAAAACTTCTCTTATTCATTAAGATCAAAGATTGATTTTGACACATGGAATGATTTAGTATCTAGCTTGAATCATACTTTAGGATTTAAAAAATTCTCTGATTATCAATTAGAATCTTCTATAGGTCTTGATAATCAAGAGTTGGTAGTTGGTATTACAACTGATTTAACTGCGTATGAAATTGTTTCGGATTTACAAAATGTAGTTGATCTTAATTGTAGATATGGATATGCATCAGTAAAAGAAAATTCTTTAAGTATTAGTAATCAATTAGCCTCTAATGAAATTATATTTGATAGAGGTGAATTAACTGATTATTTTGAATCATTTGGTAATAGAGTTCTCTCTATGGATGATTTAAGTTCTCAGTTTAATAGTGTTCCTAGATCTTCTAAGTTTGCGGTTGTTTCTAGTTTCCCAATAAATGAGTCAAGGACGTTTAAATTTATTACTTATGTAAGAGATAGAAGATATACTGGTGAAAGACAGTTAATGATGGTCGATATAGCTCATGATACAACGTTTGCATATGTTAATCAATACGGTAGAGTTGAAACCGTATATGATTTGGGAACTTTTGATTTTGTTATTTCAGGATCAGAGGGTCAATTACTATTCTATCCAACAAAGAGTGAATTAAATGATTTTGATATTGTTGCTTTAACTCATAGAATTGATGATAATTTAAAAGGTGTTGGTAATCAAAGTTTAGGGCCTGTTTTAGTTAATTCAAGCAGTCATAAAGTTTCTATTGGAGTTACAGAGACTGTTGTAGGGTTTGCAAGCACATACAGATCAGCCAAAGTTTTAGTAGGTGTTACTAAAGATGCTGGTGGAGATGGAACTACAGTAATTGGTAATGAATTTGAATTTGATGAACTCAATATAATCCATGATGGTACAGATGTAACTATTGTAGAATACCCACAAGTTTCTACAGATCAGAATCCATTTGAAACTCCAGGATTGGGAACCTATAGAGGGTATATTGATGGTGGTCAAGTAAAAATTGATTTTGCACCTGCTGTTGGTCTTGGAACTACATCAATTGTTAATACAATTCAAGTTCTTCTATCTGATGATAGTTCAACTGGAATAGCAACAGTTGATTTAAGACATGCACGTTTGCAAGGAGGAGTCACTAACATACCTGCTTCTGGTTCACCAACTGAAACTGTTATTGCAAGATATGAAACTCAATCATCATCAGTACAGGATGAATTTGATGCTGCATATTTTGTAGTGCAAGTAACTGATAAAACTAATAATGAGTATCAAGTTTCTGAAGTAATTGTCGTTGATGACCATAATGAAACTTTAGGATATGGTGAATGTTATGATACTGAATATGGTATTGTAAGAACTGCATCTGGATTAGGAACAATTGGATCAAGATTAAATGTTAATTCAGGATCTCTTTCATATACAGAACTTGTATTTACACCAAATGCAAATATTGAAGCTCATGTAAATGTATACATGAATTCTATTAAATTTGATAATGGAGAAAAGGATGAAATAGATTTAACTAATTCAACAATTCAATCTCAATTTGGAACATATAAAGGAACTCATAGTGATATAAAAAGAGAATTTGAAGTAACTCATGATAATAATCCAATATTTGAAAAGAAATTCCTTGGTAACGATGTAGGTATTGTTTCTATTACACAAGATACGATTAAAATTCCTAATCATTTCTTTGTTAGTGGAGAGCAAATAAAATATGCTCATTCTGGTGCTGGTTCAACTCAAGCTATAGGAATTACTTCCACAAACTTTGTGGGTATAGGAACCACTGATAAAATGCCTGGTGACCTATTTGTTATTAAGATTGATGATAACTTTATTAAATTAGCATCAAGTGCTGAAAATGCATTAAAACCATCTCCTCAAAATTTAGATATTACTCATGTTGGAATAGGAACTTCTCATAGATTTGCATCAACAAAACAAAATGCAAAAGTTCTTGTTGCTATTGATAATGCAATTCAATCCCCTGTTGTTGCTTCTGCAATTACATCTACAATTGCATCTCCTATTAACTTTGCTGATGATTTAATACCGTTTACAGGAATTACATCATTCTTTAGTGGAGATTTGATAAGGGTTGGTAGTGAAATAATGAAAATTGAAGGTGTTGGTATTGGAAGCACAAACTTCATCAGAGTTAAACGACCTTGGTTGGGAACACAAAGCGTTGGATATGATACAGGAGCATTAGTAACTAAGGTTAGTGGTGATTATAATATTGTTAATAATATAATCAATTTTGTAGAGGCTCCTCATGGAAATGTTCCTTTAAGTTCTACCACTAATAGGCCAGACGAAAGAGACTGGACAGGTGTTTCTACAAGTTCTTCTTTCCAAGGAAGATCTTTCATAAGATCTGGAGAGCTTGGTGGAGTAAATGAAACTTATTATAAAAATTATATCTTTGATGACGTATCATCTGAATTTAATTCTATAAACAAAGATTTTACTCTAAAATCTAAAGGTAATAATATAACTGGATTAAAAGATGAAAATGCAATTCTTTTAATCAATGATATATTCCAAACTCCTGGCGTAACTAATGATTACATTTTAGATGAACCTGGTAGTGTTGGAGTTACTACACTTTCATTTGTAGGAACTGCTAGAACTATTACTAATGATGTAGGCATATCTTCATTCCCTAAAGGTGGATTAATCGTATCAGTTGCGTCTACAGAAGGACTTGGATATCAACCACTAGTTGCTGCTGGTGGAACTGCAGTTGTATCTGCTGCAGGTACAATAAGTTCTATTTCGATAGGAAATACTG